CAGATCCGGCCAGAAGTTCACGAGCTGGATCTGCTTGTTCCTGCTGCCGATGCGGTCGATACGTCCGAACCGCTGGATAATACGCACGGGATTCCAGTGAATGTCGTAGTTGACGCAGTAGTCGCAGTCCTGCAGGTTCTGGCCTTCGGAGATGCAGTCGGTTGCGATTAAGATATCGATGTCCTTCTTGTTTCCCGGCATAAGGACGTCTCGGTCCTTAGAAACTGGCGAGAAGCATGTGAGGATGTTGTTGAACGTCGCCTTGAAGTTCTTCAGCGTGGTTCTGCCGTCGACCGTGCCACTGATCATGCCGGTATTCAGGCTGTACTTGTCCATGACGTACCGGCTGACATTATCGTACAGGTACTCTGCCGTGTCGGAGAATGCTGTGAAGATCAGCACCTTCTTGTTGCCGGGGTTAATCGGGTTCTCGATCTTCTGTGAGATGAGCTTGTAGAGCTCCTTCAGCTTCGTGTCATGCTTCGGTGTAATATCTGCAATCATGAGAATCAAAAGTTCGAGCGTATCCGCATCTTTTTGTAGCACGTCCTTCCAGCTCTTGTAATCCATATCGGCAAGGTCAATTTTTACTTTACGTCCGACAGTGAAGTAGTCGGTGTTCTGGTCCTCCATGTCGAAGTCGTCGGAATCAGCTTCATACATGTCGATGTTGGCTTCTCCATATTTCTCGTACTGAGTGATTCCGTCGATTGTCTCCATAATGAGTTCGCGGATGCGTTCCAGTGTAAGCCGGAAGGATGAGACCGAGCTTTCCAGCCGCTTGAGAAGATTGACGCTCATCAGCCTGCGGATACCTTCTTCACGTCCAGACTGCGTCAGATTGTTTCCCTTGTGGTGTGTCAGATCAATATATTTCTGCATCTTGCTCGGGAAGATATAGGCAGAAGGCGTGTAAATCTCCAGCTGAAGCTGAGAGAGCTGTTCGTATATCTCGTTGTAGTTAATGGCGCTCGGAAGATCCGTCAGGCTCGGCCTAAGTGAGATTGGCTTGCGCCGTTCCGGGAACTTGCCGATCTTCTCCGTGTTGTAATATTTCTCGATATGCTTTCGTGACCGTGCAATGGTTACAGAGTCGAGCATTTCAAAGAAATCAAAATCCAGTCGGCGCAGCAGGTTATCCGTTGTCCGTTCCTCAGCTGGGAGCTTACTCCAAACATTGAATGCAGTCTGGGCCTGACGGAATATCTCGTCAATCGACTTTGACGTATTCAACTTCTCATCAATCAGCTCCGGCGTTCCTTCATATGCGAGAGCAAGTTGATTCTTAAGATCGTTAAACCGGTTATTGACAGGAGTTGCTGACAGCATGAGTACTTTCGTCTTCACTCCAGCGCGCACAACTTTATTCAGAAGTTTTAGATAGCGGTTTTCCTTCTGGTCCTCGCCGGAAAGTTCTCCGCCGTTTCGGAAGTTATGTGACTCGTCAATAACTACAAGATCATAGTTTCCCCAGTTGAGCCGGTCGAGATCAAGCCCGTTTGATGTACCATGATCGCGCGAAAGATCGGTATGGAAAAGAACATCGTAGCGGAGTCTGTCTGCAGCGATGGGATTGTTGACGTAGTTATCTTTATATGTATTCCAGTTTTCTGCCAGCTTCTTCGGACAAAGTACAAGGACAGATTTATTTCTGTTTTCATAGTATTTAATGACAGCGAGAGCCGTGAAGGTTTTACCAAGACCGACACTGTCGGCCAGAATGCAGCCGTTGTACTTTTCGAGTTTGTTGATAATGGCAAGCGCTGCATCTTTCTGGAAGTCGTAGAGCATATCCCAGATTTTGCTGTTCTTAAAACCTGTCGCTTCGTTAGGCAGTACGTCCTCAGATACATCCTCCAGAAACTCACTGAATACGTTGTAGAGCGTGATAAAATAAATCAATTCAGGAGAATTCTCGTTATAAGCAGTCGTAATGTTTTCCAGAACAACATCAGTGACGTCCTGCAGCTTTTCTTTATCGTTCCAAAGAGAATCGAAGACCTGCAAGTACTGCGCCGCGAATGGAGTCTCGAGGCTGTTCACCATATTGTAGCTATTGTTGCCGCGTTCGCATCCAATATCTACCGTCGTGAATCCGTTCAAAGGCATGTAGGCTGTTTTTTCAGTTCCGGAGTCGGTAACCATGAATCCCGCCATGTTCTCGCCGGTTGTATTTGATTTAAATGTGGCCTTTCTCCTGATCCAGTCGGCGCACTCTTTTGCGATTGCCTTCTGCGTCATTTCATTACGCAGCTTAATTTCAAATTCCGTGCCGTAAAGGCTCTGCTCACGAGTGAGCCGAGGAATGTAAAACTCGCGCTTTTGCTTTTTCGCTTTCTCTGTTACAAAGGTCGGCGATGTGAAGATGAAGCGGAACTCATCAATGTTTTCGAGTTGCTTCTTCAATTCCCTATAGGCATACATAGAAAAGCAAGCCGCTGCCACGGAAACCTTGCTATTCCGCTTTATCGTTTTTTCCATGTCGTCTCGAACGATGTTCGTGACATTATCAAATACCTTCATTAAGCTTGCTCGCCCTCCATCGGACAGACTTCCTCATCATGAAAAGTAGATGCTTCCGTTGAAGCATCAAGTTTTATCTTTGTAATCAGCGAAGTCATCTTATCCTGCATGTACGGTTTCTCCTCCCTTTACTATGTTCTATCATTCGGTGATTTTTCCTTTGCGAAGCCACTCGTCCACTTCCGAAATCTTGAATTTGTAACGCTTGCCCGCTTTGTAATAGGGAAGCTTCCCGTCTTTAATCCAGTTTCTTATCGTGTCGTTGCTGACGCTCAGATAGTCAGCTATATCTTCGAGGTTCACCCATTTTTCAGGCATTCCGTCTGCCGTCATTGTTCTTTGAGCTTCGTCTTTCATACTGTTCCTCCGTGTCTCAATTCGATGTTCCATATGTAAATACCGGAATCTCAATGCCTGCTTCCTGAAGTTCTTGTATCAGGTCGCATCTCGTTATTGCCCAATGCGTCCGATTCATCTCGTTGAACCGGTTGTCTCCGATAAGCTGCAACTCTTCCAGAAGCTCATTCAGCCGTATCTGAGGGATGTCCAATCTGTACCTGCACCAGTAGACCTTCACATCATTTTCATAGATCTTGTAATCCGACACAAAACCGTATATGACCTTCTGTCCATCATCGGCATTACCGTACTGATGATTCTCCGCCATAAAAAGAGACAGCATCATAATGATCTGCTGCTTGTCCTCTTTCGTCATGCCGGAGAATTTTTCTTTTGTCTCCTCAGACATGCACTCGGATAAAGCTCGATCCCGCGGGACTTTGAAATAAGGCTTGTCGTACTCCTCAGTGCCGATGACAAAGATGTTGTAATACTCGCGGTTTATCCGCGGTGGCACATAAAACTGTCCTCCAAGCTGTGGCATTCCACAAAACTGCTGGTTGACCTGCATTTGAACTGTGCCGTAGTTTGGCAGAATCGTATTGTTGTCCCCGTTTTGCTGAATGAACAGAGGATTATTGATTACCTGCTGCGAAAATGCGGCAGACTAATTGTCGTCTTCTTGCTCATCTTCATTTGACTCATTATCAGGCTGGGCATCATCCGCCGGTTCCGCATTCTTGGGCTCCGGCATATATGTCCTGATGTCAGCTGTAATGCCTTTGCCTATTTTCTCCTGCTTTTCAAAATCAGAACCTTACGAACTATGGCATCCGACCTTGCGAACGATTTGGTGAATCCTGTGAAGTGATCACGGGAGAAATCGCTCAGCTGGCGGATTTCCATGGGATACATGGTTCGGAGCATTTCTGAACGTTTCCTATCAATTCCTATTATATCGAAATCGCTGCTCGGTTTCAATAATCTTGTGTGACTCCGGGATTAACAGTCTGTGAATTCCCCCTGTGACTGCTTCGCAAAAGCAAATCACAGGAGGAAAAATTCATGACAAAAGAATCCAAGAAGTATCGCATCTACGATAAGACTACAAAGCAGTGGTACGAGATCCCGGAAGACCAGTATCGCGAGTACGACCGCTGGCGGACGGCGCTAAGGAAGCGCATGCAGTATCGCGGAGAATGCTTCTGCCCGCGCAGCAAATGGTGGCTTTGTGATACCCACTGCCTGGATTGTGAATTCTACATCGCGCCATCAGTATCGCTTGATGAGCCCATTATTTTAGATGATAGATCTAGCGACAGCACTCTCGGAGATTATGTTTCGGATCCGAATACCCTCACTGAAAAGATAGAAGCTGACCGTGATTTGCTCCTGTTTCTTTTTGCTCGGTTATTGGATGCACTCAGCGTACTTTTGCAGATGAAATGAAGCGCTTCCGTGAAAAGTATCGTCATTTCCTTAATGATTAATTTTCTTTCTATAACATAAAATAGCCGGCACAGAACATCCCTCCGATGTCCCGTACCGGCTCTTTTCATGCAATCTTCTGTTTTACATCGGCCACAATGGCTTTGACTGCCTGCTGCATCAGGGTGATATACAGCCTGTTCCGAATCTTCACCCACCAACTGGTAGTGGTCTGGATTTCCGCTTCCAGCGGGTCCGTGAGGTTCTTCATCTGGGCTTCCACCAGCTTCTGGACGT